GAAAGTCTGAATTTCTTATTAAATTTCTTAGTAGAGATACCTCGGTGGATATATTCAAACGATTCATCATTTGATTTATCTGAATCGCCAGAGATAGTGAGGGTACGATCTTCAACAGATATAGACAGTTCGTCTTGATTAAATCCTGCAACAGCAAGTTCAATCTTATATTTTGTTTCAGATATCTTTTTAAGATTATGTGGTGGGTAATGATTTTCGGAACTTCTTGTAATTGCTTGCATATCTGATAAAAGACTATCCAAACCAACAAAAGATGAACGTGGGAACATTGTGTTTAATTGTGTCATAAAATGACCTCCTAGTATTAAGCAAGGGTTATAGTAAAATGAATCCAGACAATCTGCGATTCAAGTTTATTTATATCAGATTAATTTCTTAGTAAAATATCAACTATTATCGATCCAACAGTATCATGATAATGTGGGTTATGTCGTCTATGATAATTTCTATGATAATTTCCATTATAATTATACCTCACAACATGTCTATGATTATGATGATTATTATGTTGCTTTCGTATCAAATATTCATTCCAATTTTTATTAACCATATATTGACTTTCAGTGTAATGTTCATGGTGTGCTAGAACATTAGTAGAAAATATCAACATAAGTATTGTAAGTGTTTTCATCATATAGCCTCCAAATAAATTCTATTACAAGTTAAATCAAACATACTTCGAGTTTTCATGACCCATTTACTGGCATCATGGCCGTTACAAAAGTATGCCTGACAAACCCCATTAATAAAAACTTTATATCTAAATTTCATCATGATTAACAAGAAAATGAAAAGGATGATATTGTATTCAATTTATATCCTCGTTCTTTAAGATATGTAACACATTTACGTTTTGCATTTTTTAAAGTATAATCAGAGAAGTATACCTTCTCATCTTCTGGAAGGTATACTTTAAACGTTATTACACCGTTCTCATCAATCTTTTCTGCATTTACTAATTTCATAATATATTTCCTGTATTTCTCAAAAGTAAGACTAATTATACCTTATCTAGTGCTAGATGTCAACACTTATTTTTAGAATATTTTTAAAAATTGTCACTATCCAAGTAATAATTGATATCGAAGAAAGTAGTAGTAGTAAATATTTAAACATTTCAGTTTTCTATAGATATTTTCCTAACTCAGATTGTTTTTCAAGTTTTAGTATCTGTTTCCATATTTTAAGTTCTTTAGATTTATCAATTTTAGAAGAAGCAAGATCTTCGTCACTTAACTCTTCTAATGCTGAAATGATACTGAACATACCAGAAGAATCATAATAAGCAGATTTCACAGAACTAAGATCTGGAGTTTTAGCCTCTTTTAGAGTTTTAATTGTTTCTTTGTACAACATTATTGTTCCTTTTTAATTTTTAAAGTAAGATTCATTATAGCATGGTGTTGACTTCCTTGTCAACCTTCATTTTTCAAATAAATGAATTATTTTGAAACACATCCAGCAATAGCAGGACCGAAACCATCACAGTATACTAGAGGCACTTGTCTGAAATATACAGCAGGAGCAGGATCAACTAACTCTAGTGTAATATCCACTAAACCTTGTACACCTATAGCATCAAGGGACTCATCCACTAATACCATCAATGCACAATCATCAAGCAGATATGCTCGGTTAGTGTCAATCTCACTTTCTATCGATGTAAAGTAAACACCCGTTAGACTGTCTACATTGTTGCATCTGTATTCCCAATAATATTGAGACTCAGAGTCTGGACTTACAAAACCCGATCCAGTTGTGTAGTGGTTAACTTTGGTATGGTTAGCACTAGCAGATGCTATTGATAGTGCAAGTAGTAGTGTTACGTGTAATATTTTCATTCTTAATGTTCTCGATTTTAGTTTAAAATTGGACTTTTAGAAGTCCGTTATTATAATATAGATCATATCAGTTGTTAAGGGTTATTTAAATCACACCAAGATTCTTTTTTCTTGCCATAATATTCACGAGCATAACCTTTTTCTAGTAACATCATTCTAAGACTTTTACCATCTAGGAGGATATCACCCAAAACTCGTCCTCCATATTTATCCCATTTTATAATAGCGACTCGTTGAACTTTACTTTCTTTGATCATTTTTTTAGTGAAGTTGCTTGCTTCTTCACCATGCCGTGCTTCGGTTTCGCATTCTGCTCTCCAACTCTTTTCAGGAGTATCAACACCAAACACTCGAATCGATAATTCTTGTTTCAATGGTGCGGGTAGAAAGTTTGCTTCAAATGCAACAGTATCTCCATCAATTACTCTTGTGATTTTGTAGTCATATATAGCAGCAACTTTCTCTTTAGCAAATGCCAAAGGATTTATCACTAGTTTCATAACTATCATTAATCCTAGTAATATTTTTACACTTCTCATACCGTACCCACATTTAAACGATTTTAACCTTTATAAGTCATTGATTACTAACATGAATAATAGTGCTATTTTCACTTAATATTGTTATTGATGCAATGATACCTATTAGTTCTAGTTATAATGCATTTTAAACGATTATAATATATAACATGTTGAAACTATTGTAGTTTTATTACAAAGTAACCCAACCGGTTTCAGTTAAAACCTTAACAGGATCATTAGTTTCTATCCAGACTCTAGCACCACAAGAAAGTGGTTTATCTTTACTATAAACAACTTTCCCATTAATAAAATCTGCTTCATACCCATATATATTATCTTTATATGTTTTACAGGTAATGACAGGATTATTTTGATCCCTGTTATTATTAGATTTTATCACATGTTGGTTGATATGTATTATACGTTTCATAATTAATGAACAGTTCCTATATTATATTTTGGACTTAGTTCCCATTCAGATTTTTCTTTATGTGATATTACTTTGATTTGTCTTAGAGGTGCAACATCAGTAGCAGTGGCAGGGTTTACCATAGAAATCAAACCCCAATCTGATAATAGTGTAGCAACTGTGTTACGTCTTTGTAAATCATTCACGGATAGATTAGATGGTTTAGCATCTAAAATAAACAATTCTTTAAAATGAACAATGAAATATCTACCTTGCTTATGTAAAATATGACAAGACTGATATAAGATTTTATCTCTTCTTGAAGCAACACCAATACGTGTTAAAGTTTCTCTAACTTTCAAAAAATCATCTGGTTCATTCAAAGTGATTTCCAGCATCATCTCTGGAGTCCAATCCTGTACTTCTGTATTATTATTTTCCACCTTTAAATATCCTTAATTTCAATTCATCAATTTGACTATTTGATAGAAGCGGAATAACCTTTCTTGCCTTATCAGCAGAATAACCATAATATTCCATAACAACTTCTAATGCTTCAGATTCAGTTTCCTTTCCCCATTTAGAGAACCTTTTCCGTTTCCTAATTGTATTTAGGAGGAAATCGAACTGAAGTTTATTATCAAGTTTGTGATATTTATTCATTTCATTGGCATAAAGAATGGTATCATTGAAGTACGATAATGAACGATTTATAACAAATGAGTTATATTCCTTTTCAGTTAACGCATCAACGATAAGATTTTTTTTGGTTTTGTTAATAGCCGTTACAAAATCATATGGATTCATATTACTTGAACTCTACAGATGACATGATTTCAGTCATGCAAGCAACCAAATTGATTTCATGATCAGCAACGAATGAATTCTTGTATTGATAATCAGCAATCAATAATACCAGTTGAGGTATAGATTGTGGTTGTATGTATTCCATCATGTTATCGTATAAGTTACGAAAGATTGCTTGAGGTTCTGAATCAATATTATTAACGACCCATTGACGCATTGACTTAAAATCTTTAGTTTTAAGATGTTTCATTAGATCTTTAATATTTGAATCAGATAGATTGACCAGTAATCCTGCATCAATCTTTCCTGTTATAGCATATCTCTGTAGTTCATTTAATACTCTTCTCCAATCAGGAAAATACTTTGTAATAACTTGTGCCACAACTTCGGGTACAAATTCTACATTTTCTTCTTTCAAGATTTGAGTTACCCGTTTGAAGAATTGTCCAGCAAGTTCAGGTTTATCTTTATTGGATATACTAAATTCATATACAGAACATCTTGAATGTAATGGTGCAATGATTTTATTCTTAAAGTTACAAGTTAAGATAAATCTACAGTTATTAGAGAATTCCTCAATGAAACCTCTTAATGCAGGTTGAACAGAATCTGCATTAAGATAATCTGCTTCATCTAGAATTACTACTTTATAACCACCTTGTAAAGAAACAGATGAAGCAAAAGATCTGATCTTGTCACGAACAGTATCAATCTTTCGTCCTTCATCTGATCCATTTATCAAAATGTAGTCTAACCCTAATTCGTTACACAATGCTTTTGCTATAGTCGTTTTACCAACACCAGCAGAACCAGTAAATAACATATTAGGGATTTCACCTGACTTAACGATCTCTTTAAATACTTTCTTAATAGGTTTTGGTAGAATGCAATCTTCTACAGTCCTAGGTCGGTATTTTTCAACATATAAAAACTCATTGCTCATTTTCAAATAACCTCTTTCATTATAAATTAATAGTATACATTATATTGTATATCAAGTCAAGTGTTTCTTTGTTTAGACTAACTCAGTGGCATCTACACGATCTTCTTCTTCTTCAGGTGGACCATCAACACCTTCGGATTCTACTCTTGCTGCTTCAACGAATGCTGAAAACTTATCATATAATGTGCCAACAGCAGTTAATTCGTTGGGTTTAAATGCACCACGTTCAGTAGTGATATTGATAATGGACAACACAGTTTGTAGATCTTGTAATGATAATCCAGCAGGTTGTTGTACTTCTTCTGTCATGCTATACTCCGTAGGTTGAATTCTTTTCTAAGGCAACAAAATATTCCATATCAGAATTTAATGTTTTGAACTTAGAAATAAGTTTTGATGATATTGATACTTCATAATCATCTTGAATGAATTTAAAATTATTTATATTGAAAATTAGTTTACAAGTAACATCGGATACTTCCATATTCTGTACTTCAATATCAAAGGAGTTTGATGTTACATCTTTGGTGTCAGTAACGACAAGTTTAGGGATATCACCTGGTGTACAAGTAAGCACCACATCAGTTACACCTAGAGTAGAACATGCAGTTCGGATATTAGACATATCATCAGCAGTCAATACAAAGGTGACATCAACAGGAGGCATCACAATTTCTTTGGTGGGTGTTGTAAGGATTGATGGACTTGCAAAGAAGTATTTTACTGAACGTCTACCTTCTGATACCCGTACAAATTTCATATCAGGATCAAACACTAGATCTGGATCAGAAAACATATGGATAACACTAAGGAATTCATTTAGGTCATAGATACCAAATTGTGCTTCAATCTCTTGTTCAATCTTAGCAGTTGCCATAATGGTTTTTGCTTCAGACATAGTTTTGATTGTATTGCCTGGATTAAAAACAATGTTCGAATTGATAGAACCAAAGTTCTTTAATACTGCTAATGTTTCTTCTGTAAATTTCATTATATTATTCACCTTATTTAATTATAAAAAACTATTATACTACACTTTTAACTATTTGTCAAGTCATCATCATCATTAAGATCGTGTTGATGAATTGCCATGATAGTATAATGTAAAGTCTTCATCAGATCATCCCGATTTGACCCATTCTTCTTTCCGTATCTTTGGGCATACTTCAATATATTACCAACGAAAAACCCCATCCCATGTCCAGAATCAATAATGAATTCTGATGCTTGGAACTTATTCCTTGAATAATGTTGAGAATATGTAGCATCTATATAGTGCTTAATATCATCAAGGATTTCATCTTCATTATATCTGTAGTTAATCATGCAATTTCCCAATCAGTTCTAAAAATATATTGTTGAAAACTTGGCGTTTTAAGAACTCCACCATCGGACAAACTAACCTTTACTATACCATCCTCCTTAAACCAATGACCAGACCACTCAGGCAATTTCACACCATTCCCTTTGTTCATTTCTTCTACTGCTTCACCGTAAGTCATAATTACCCAAGTCCTCTTCCAGTCTTTCTAAAAACGATTCTTTACCATCATCACCACTAACGAACCAATCGATTCGTTGTGCATAAATTGAAGCAAGTTGTAAATGGTTTAATCCGATTTTTATATTATCTATAACTTCATCATCATAACTGTACACGTCACCATATTCATCCTCTACATTATTATCCCGAATCAATTGCTCAACCTGATCAGCAATTTCACTAATTTTATATTGTTCATAATCAAAAAAACCACCGCTCATCATTTATCTCCTATCACTAACTTATAAACATCTTCCCAATTATACACCACTTTAGCACCACCTTTATATTCATAATTATGTGAATGAGACATCAATAGAGAATCCAGACCTAACTCTAAACCAACCTCGGCATTCTCTGGTTTATCTTCAATCCAATAGAGATTAGAGTCTTTGTATACGGATAATGCTTCATCTTTATCTGCACCAGTATCAAGGTAAGTAAACTTTTCAATTGCTGTTTCACCAAATAATGCCTTTAGGTTTTGTGTTCTAAGTTCTTGAGCATTTACGTTAGATGTCATTGATGTGATTACATGAAACACATAACCATGTTCTTCATGGAGTTTCTTAATATACTTAATAGCATCCCATAAAGGAGGTAGATTTTTCATTCTAGCAGATTCATTAAACATTCGTACTAGAAATTTACCCTCTTTTCTTGGGATATTGTATTGTTCATTTACTTTATAGAGATATTCAGAATTCTCAACAACGGTGAAACCATGTTCCGTCATCCATTCTTCAAAGTCACGTTCCCAATCAAGTAAAACACCATCACAGTCTACCAATATTACTTTATTTTTCATTTCAATCATTGTAATATATATATTTCCTATATTTCCTAAAAGTAAGACTTATTATACCTTAACTAGTCTTAGATGTCAACTATAAATTATTCATTCGAAGTAATCCTCTTTTTTTAATCTCTCTTAGTGTGACGCTAAAGATTAATCCAGAGGGTGTTGAATAGAATCTATCATAAATCCTATGTTGTGAATATAAAAGTATCAACTCGTCATCAGATTTACTTTTAATATTAGTCACAATATCTTTTGGTGGTGTATCAAATCTACACCATCCATCAAGCAAT